AAATCCTTTTTATATAAGATTACTTTGGGTAGCTAGAAGTAACAAGATTCGTAAATACGAAAGCCAAATTCATAAAATAATAAGAGGCAGTCACCATAGAGGGGAATGGTATGATATACCGCAAATACTAGCCAAACAACTTAGAAACATAGTGAGACACGATGAAGAAAGCTAAAGTAATAATGTATGCTCGTTTTGGGGTAAACGTAGAACAAGACGAGATAGACTACATAAAAACAAAGATGGAAGAGTTCTTAGAGATGATAGAGGCTGAACTTGTTGGTCAGAAGTGGGAGATACTGGCAAAGAATCAGAGTTCTAAGGCGATACACGAGATTATAAAGCAATGCGGAAAGAATGGATGGGCTATCCTGACATACGACCTTAAAACATTACACCAGCACCATTCAGGTGCAATGTCCTTAATAGCGGAGGGTGACGATGTCGGTGTGCCTGTCTATTTCATTGAGGGAGGCGCTGTCATGCAAACATTATTCAGTAGATTATGAGAGAACCAGATAAGGTCTGGGACATACCCCTATGGGAAACCAATCACAGTAAACAACGACTGCTCCAAGAGGAAGCGATGGACTTTCTGTCGTATAAACTTGGATACGAAATGAGCGAGGAAACAGATGACCCAACGAGAAAGGCTTACAAACACTTTGACGGATACAATCACTACCCTGATGGGAATCTTACGGCTCTTGATTACGATAGTGGGCATCCTGTCTGGCTTTGTGCTGATTTCAACAGGTCTCCTCATTGTTGGGCTCTTCTCCAAGTTAAAAGAGCTCGTAATGGGCTTAAGCAGTATGTTATTTTCGATGAAATCTTCTCCAAAGAGGCTTTAACCACTGAGCAAGCCCTAAAAGCAGTAGAATTACTGAAAAAATGGGGTGTTTCTAAGGTTTTATTGGCTGGAGACAACACTTCCAACCAAAAAAGTGGTAATTATGGTCGTGTAGGTAAAAATGATTGGGACTACGTGCGAGAAGTCTTTGATGAACACGACATTTCGTATAAAAACGAGCTAGACATCCAGAACCCTAAAAGAAAGGTTCGTGTAGACAAAGTAAACAACGTAATTTACGCTGGAACCAATGGAGAAAGGCGTTTATTGGTCAATACTCGCTGCGAACACGTCATAAAGGATTATATGTACTCCATTGTAAACGATAAAGGGCTAAAAATAGACAATGGAGATAGGGGTCACATGTCCGATGCTACTGATTACGCTATCTGGCGTAATGAACGTGGCAGTAATGCCCCTATGTATGTGCTCCGCTAACTTCTTTTAATGGATTTAGCTCGTTTGCCCATACCAACACGTCTCTTTTCACGAACAGCCTTCTTGCCCTCGCCACGTTTACGTAGTTCTTGCCACGTTACTGGGGTCTTAGAGGAAACCTTAACGGTGGGTCGACATTTCTTTACGCCTTTGAACTTGGCAGAGCCACAAGCCTGTCCGTCTTGGGTCTTCCATTTCTCCTTCATCCATCGGGCTACACCAGTTGTACCTGACTTCTTGCCTTTATACGTTCCACCCCTTTTCTTGTATTCCTTTACTATCCACGCAGAAGCATACGCACTAGGGAATATCTTGAACTTACGTTTAGCCTCAGATTTAACTCGGCTGTATAGGGCTGGTTTTGCTGGAGTATTTGCCATAATTGCGTCAAACTTATGGCTGAATTACACTAAAATTCAATACCTTACTTTAGTATTGAATCTTTATGGAATATACGTATATTTTTGACACCATGAGTAGCAAAAAAGACCCAAAACTTACAAGGTACGGAGTAAGTGGCTATAACAAGCCTAAACGGACTCCAAGTCATCCTACTAAGTCTCATATTGTAGTAGCAAAAGTGGGCAACAAAGTAAAGGTTATACGCTTTGGTCAACAGGGTGTATCAGGTGCAGGCAAGAACCCTAAGACTAAGGCTGCAAAAGCTAGACGCAAATCCTTCAAGGCTAGACACGCAAAGAACATAGCTAAAGGACGTATGTCAGCAGCATATTGGGCGGATAAAGTAAAATGGTAACGTTATGCCTCTTCAGCGTGGTTCTTCACCAAATATTATTCAGCAAAACATTCGACAACTTATCAAAGAGGGTTATACGAAGCAACAAGCTATCGCTATAGCCCTACAATACTCAAGAAAGTAATGATAGACACCTCAAAGTTATATTCCGTATCCAAAGACGCTGTCGAAGACATCGTAATGAAAGAAACTCGTCACCCGTATTATAGCGTGGTTCTTGACCGAGCTAAAATCATGAACAGTTGGTTCCAAGCGGAGTATGACGAATACACAGCCATTTCTAGCACGGTCTTTTCTGATAAGTCCTATATCATTGACCAGAGCAGTATTGAGTCGGATGAAGAGTACAGAGAGCGTTTAGGTCGAATGAAGCTGTTCCCACTGGAGCAGAAGTTCTTCTCGGCACAACAGCGCATTTATGACGAGAACAACGTCAACCGAATGTACCCTGACAACAAAGATTTCTGGAAGTGGAAGGAAACGAATTTTGATGATGCAGGGTGTTCCATCACTGAGTTTTACCGAGACAAGGTTCTCTTCGTAAAAGAGGTTTTGGGGTTTGGTGCAGTAGTAACCGACCTTATGATAGATGGTAACGGAAACCCTGTTACCGACACAGACGGCAACGTAGTTCCTTACAACTTTGTTGTGCGTCCCCACGAAATATGGAACTTTCAAGTGAAGCAAGGCGCTCTCACGTTGCTTGTTACTAGGCAAATGTATTATGACCTAGACAACGTTAAGAAGCATAAGTGGACTGCCTACACACCTGAGTACATCTGCGTGTACATCGAAGAGAATGGGAAGAAACAAAAGACTCTGGAAATACCTAATCCATTCGGAGAGGTTCCAGCCACGCTACTCAAGGGTCAGACGGATGCTAACAGTTCGTTCATTGTAGGTAAACCTCGTAGATATTCCCTTAAGGGTATGTACCTAGCCTCTTCTGAGTTGTTTTATGACCTGAAGAAGGGTTCTGAACTGTTCGGGCATCCTATTCCTGTTCTCACAGATTCCATTGTTCGAAGTCTAGCTGGTGTAGCTGATGATGACCAGTACGACTCTCGCACCATCAAAGAGGGTGTTGGTATGGCTATCATCATTCCTGATGACCAGCAAATACCTAGTAATATGTTGTACCAAGCAGATATGCAGGGCTTACAGCACCTTAGAGACGTAATTTTTGGTGATTTAATGTCGCTCATTTTCTCTATGGCTCAGGTTCGAGACAAGTCCATTGTTAAGAGCAATGTATCGGGCTCTGCTAAGAGATTTGATAACGTAGAAGAACAAGGGTTACTAGCGTCTACCGCTATGGACATGGAGATGATAGAGATGCAGGTGCTTAGAAGAATGGCTAAGGTTCGTGATGAGGACTACGAAGGATACGGTGTAACCTATTCGAAACATTACGACTTATCCAGTGCGGATGAGATATTCCAAGACATTACAGAAGGAATGCAGTACCACGCAATGTCTCTGCCTCTCATTAAGAAGTTGACCAGTGAATATATGCGCAAGCGCTCCATGCCTCAAGAAGACATTGAAGAAGTAATGCAACATTTTGATGATTATGGTATGCCTAAAACGCCTACTGACCTACGAAATTTAGTGGATATTCTTCCACAAGAAGAACTTCAACGCCAAGCACAAGTTGGTATTGAAACACAAAGCGAGCAATAATTAACTTATAATCACATTATGAGCGAACAAAACATAGAGCAAGCTGATGCTCCTGAATCAGCAGTAGAGGAGACAACCTCACAAAACACCGTACAAACACAACCAGAATTCGACAAAGACAAGTTTTTTCGTGGTGCATACAACGAAGGAAAAAGTAAGGTCGAAAAGGACGTTGTAGGAAAGTTCTCTGAATTACTGGGAAATAACGTTGAGTCATTAGACGATGCTTTTTCGCTAATCCAACAGACGCTTCAACCCAAGCAAGAAGAGAAGGGTGAGTCTGAAAAGTTGCGTGAGCTATTGCAACAGTACCAGCAAGAAGCTGAGTCTGCAAAAGAGCAACTCATGATGACTCAAATGGAGAATCGCATAAACACTGAGTTTCAGTCAGCGTTCAGCGCACTCCAACAAGATAATGAACTGACTTTACGCCAAGACTATGTAGAACAACTGTTCTATAACGAGTACGAGATAGAGGAGTCTAATGGGGAGTTTTATGCCGTTAAAGATGGTGTTCCTGACTTAGACGAACAGGGCAACAGAAAGTCAGTGGCTAACTCACTCGTTGAGTTTGCTAAACAATTTGCGAAGCCCAAGAAAGTGGGCGCTGGCGGAGCAACTGGTGGTACTCCAGCTAGTAGTGAAAGACCTAGTCGAGCAGAGTTTCAAGAACTTGTGCGCTCGTCTAATCCAGCAGACCGTGCTAAGGCAGAGGAGCTTTTCGGAGCGATGAGAGCCGCAGGCGGTTGGGCTGAACAAGCGTAAATCCATCTTATTATGGTTAGGCAAAACCTTAATTGTCATGTTCTGGTCATAGCGACCCAAAAGCTAAAATATAACATTATACCTATAATTTAACTTTTATAAAGACATGGCAATTAATAGTAATTTTTCCATTTACGAACCAGAGGCGTTTGTTGAGGTAGCTCTAGCTAACCAGTATCCAAACCGACCAATGGTATCAAAAGCCGTTACTAACGTAGCTGGCGCATCTATCGAAGGTCTCGTTGCAGCTCGTAACAAGACTGTAAGTATCACTCGTGCAGTAAAGCCTACTGGAGCTCCTAGCTCTTACTCAGGTTCTTACTCTCTAGGTACTCCTGACGCTAACGAAGAGCAATTAGTAATCAACAAGCATTACTACTCTGGATTCAGCATCGACAAGGCTGACCAAAAGTTTGCGCTTCCTGACTTAGTACAACAGCACTTCGTACCAAGACTACACCAGCTTATTGACCAAATCAATAGTGACGTGAAAGTTGAGGCTCGTAAGGCTTTTGAAGTAGCTTTCGCTGACAACAACACTGACTCTACTGTAATGGACGACAATGACCTTGCAGAAGCTAGAAAGATTATGGCTTCTCGTAAGTTCACTACTGATAACCTAATGATGGTTATTGACCCATTCGTAGAGAAAGACCTTACTACTTTGAACATCTTCCAACAAGCCAACACTCGTGGTTCTGCTGACATTCAGTTAGGTGGAGCTATGGCTCGTGCTTATGGTTTTGACTTCTTCGTAGACAACGAAGGTTCTAGTCACACTGTTGCTACTGTAACTGACGCTACTATCGCAGCTACTGAAGCTATAGGACAAACTGAGCTAACTATCGACAATGGTAGTGGTGGTGCAGCAACTGTATCTTTAGCTGAGGGTGACATCGTTACTTTCGGTTCTGCTAAAGGCACTGATGACTTCTACACTGTTCAGTCTCAAACTGGAACTGTATTGACTATTAAAGAGCCATTACGTGCTGCTCTTGCTAATAACGATACTATCAACCCAGTTGATATTGCTTCAGGCGACACTGGTCGTGAGCAGTTCTTCTACGACCCATCTGCCCTTGCCTTAGTAACTGCTGTTATGCCTTCAGTGGATAGCGGTTCAGGTTCTGGCGTGCGTAGAGCTGCTGGTTTCGAGCCAATGAACAACGTAAACTACACATTGACTATCGAAGAAACCAAGTCAGGTGCTGACGTACTTATCGAAGTTCTTTACGGAGCTAAAGTATTCAGACCAGACCTAGGTGGACGATACATTCGTGGTAACGTAGCTAAGGCGTAAGCCCTAGTAACTAATTAAAAGGGGTGTGGCTCTTCGGGGTCACCCCCTATTTTTTAACTACACATAAAACAAGATTCATGGCGTTTAGCGACTTAACACTTACTAGAAACAATATTGATGCACTAGAAGAGCTAACGTTCAAGGGCGTTAACGTCACTACGGGCACGACAACGCTCAATCTATCGGAGAAGGATAACCTAATACTAGGTAAAGCAATTAAACTCCTTAAAACGGATATTCTTGAGAATTTACGAGAATATATAAACGATTCTACGTATGCTACAGAGACTGCGTTGTTAGACGCTATTTATGCAGCAGATTCTGAAGAACTTCTTGTTGACTTGCTTTCATACAAATTTTTAGAGTTGTGGTTTGCTCAAGACGCAACACACAGAGATAGCTACTCATTCACAAAAGCTGGTAAATATTACAATATGTATAACCAGTATCTTACTGCTAACCTTAGAAGACTTAGTGGTTTACTAGCGAAACCAAAGACCACGCCAAGAGTCCGATTTATGAGTATGTACTAATATGCCAACACTAGGTCAAATATTAACAGATGACTTAGCGTCTAAATTAAATGATAGTGGATTCTTAAATGATGCGCTAGAATTTACCCGTGATGTAATGATTGAGTCAATAAAAGACTCTAGTGAGTATGGGTATAATGCTGACGGTTCATTTTGGGACGAGCTTAGCGATTCCCATGCTAAAAGAAAAGGTGGGGATTATACTGCTGATTTAAGGTTTAAGTTTTATTCTACTGTGGGGGCAATGGATAACCTGTACGCATCTGTTCAAAGCGATAACACATTTGAGTTTGAGTTTGGTGACGATAAAATGAACGCATACATGGAGGCTCACCAATATGGCTTATCTAATGGTCGCTCGAGGATGCCAGAAAGAAGATGGGCTCCAAATGAAGCAGATTTAGAATCACCAATGCAGCAAGAGAACTTAAAGAAAATAGAAAGTTTTATAACAGAATATTTAAACGAGTCCTCTACTGTTCAGGGTGCTCAAATAGTAAGTATATAACATGGATAGAAACGCAATACTTAGTGGGTACGTAACGAGCTTCAGTTCCTATTCATCTTCAGATGCAAGACCAACCGTTGAAAAGGTATTGAAGTTTAGCGGTAACAATTTCGATATTAGGAAGCGTGCAGACGTTAAGCGTGAAGTAGTAGTATTCAAACTATTAAACGGAACTACTGATTACAGGCTTAATGATGAAAAACCTAGTGAATTGAACCAGAGGTTTCAAGCGCTAGTATATATTGAACAGCCCGATTCGCATAGCTTGAAAGACACGATATACGATAGGGCATTAGAAATTAGTGACCAGCTGTTTGATTGGGCAACCACGACAACGGCTTCAGACGTAAACAGTGATTTGTGGACGTTAACAGTTATTGGAGTAGATGGTATCGAGGAAAGAGATGGATACTTATCTACTGTAGTGAATTTTGAAAGTATAATTAAAATATCCTAAACCAAACACAAAACAATGGCAAAGTTTATATTAGACAAAGTCACCCTGTCAGATGGCAACAATTACGATGCCGACGAAGGTGATATAACAAATGTTATTGTAGAGGCTTCGTTGCCTACTATTGAACCTAATCAAGTAACCATTGAGAATGGTCAGCTAGTAAACGAGTCTTATACGGTAAACATTGAAATGAGAACCAAATCTACAAATCTTTCTGGTAGTAAAACAAACGCTATATTAGCTAGTGGTCATGTTTCTACGGATGGCACTCTTCCTATTAAGAGCTATATACGATTTGTTGGGGCTTCTAATTCTTTTAACATAAGCACTGGAGCTATATACTTAAATGGCTACGAAGATTATAGCAACGGTAGAATAGAAACAGTCTTAACTGGTACACTAGAAGTTATTAGTGCTACTGACGGCTTAACTAGCTAAGGAGGCTTATCATGTCAAAGTTAATTATATCACAAATAGATGTTTTTACTGGCGCTTTTGGTACGACTTCACCATCATCTTATATAGGTTCTATCAAAGACTTTACGGTGGATGGTCTTCAGTATTTCCCTGAGCCAAATCAAGTAACAGTAGAAGACGGTCAAACTATTAATGAGTCGTACAACGTTCCTATTGAGATACGTACTAGAAAACTAACCTACGAAAGCGGTACGCTTGTTCAGGATAGTACTGGTGGTTCTCCTGCAGTTGGCGCAGCTAATGGAGAAAATATCTTAACTCACGCCTCAAGCCCAGTAATGGTTGATGACGCTAGTGACTCAAAGACTGAGTGCTTCTTACGGTTTGTAACTCAAGGAACAGGTGTTAATGACTTGAAGACTGGTGGAGTAGTCTTAAATGGCTATCAGGACTTTTCTAATGGACGTAGAGAAGTTGTATTGCAAGGCAACATTGAAGTAATTACTGCATCTGACGGTGTAGGTCAAGAATCTTAATATTATGAGTAGAAGTCAATTAGAAAAAATAAGTATTGCAGAAATACCAGATAGTGGAACAACATTTGATTATTACAACACGTTCTCAGTAGTACAAGAGGGTTCTGATGAGGCTTCTAGGCAAGTATTAAGTATAGAGCCAGCTTCATCACCTATTATCGAAGATGGTCAAACGTTGATAACCAGTAAGAACTACGACCTTACTGTAAGTGGTCTATTTAAAAGTAGCACCATTTCTGGATTACAATCATTAGCAGACGACCGAGATGACGTTGTGTTTGGCGGATTCGGTTTAGGCGGTCAAATACTGCAAATGGATGGTAAACTAAATTTAGGTCAAGTATTCACTGAAACTGCTTCGTTTAGGTTTAACAGTCCTCGTGAAGCTAAAGGCGGATATGACTCTTCAACTGGTAAACATACATCTGAATTGTGCTATAGCTATAACGGTCTAGCCATGTACAAGTGGCAAGAAGGTTCAACTAGTGGATTAGCAGCAGGGTGGACAAAAACCAACGGAACAGCAACTTGGGATTCTGGTAACGGAGAACAAGACTTCACAACTTCTGGAGTTGCTGGAGCTTCTCTTCATAGAGATTTATTTTTGCCATGTGACGGCAGAACTATCTATTTCCATGTGGATATGACCGCTTCTTCAATAACTACTGGTTCTAATATAAAAATAGAAGCATTTAGCGATTATGGCAGTACCAGTGTAGGAACTGCTGATACAGAAACCATACCTGATAGCTCTACCGCAACTCTAACAGCAAGCATGGTAGTTCCTGATACTGCTAAAATGATTAGAGTGTCTATTAACATTGGTCAGGACGATGATATATCGTTCAAAAATCCAACAGTACAGTTAGATAGTGCTTATAGCTTTGTAGAATTTAACACATAACCCTAAAATAAAGCGAGCAATTTATGGGACGTATTACAAAAGTAACTGGCGAATTTATGGGGGTTCGGTTTGAGGTCAAGCCGACCCCTATTCGTTTTGATAAAATAATAGAGGAGCGTAGAAATATGCTCATGAACTGGTACAAGGAAAACCATCCTAAACTTCATAAGAAGCTAGATAGCGATAACATTTCTATTGATGATTATACGATGGAAGACCTTGATGGAATAAACGCTTGGCGTTTAGATGAAGAGTTTCGTGCTAAGTACTGTAAGTATACAGCGCAACACTGCATGAAGCTCGATAAAAAAATTACTGATGCCACTTGGAAATCGGATGACTTGGAGCTGGGCACGCTTGAGGAAGCGTGGGATTTTTTTACGAACAGGCGACAAGTACCTTCCAATGGAGTCGGAGTACTTTAGAGTCATTAGACTTGCTCGCACCTAATGACCTAGTGGTTGAAGTTGGCGGAGCGTACATTTATTACTGTTACGTTCTTGCCGACTTTAATCCATTGCGAGCTAAGGAACTTGAAGCCGAGTGTTCCATAGAAGACATAACCAAGGCTATGATGGCTCGTGAAGCGTACCATAAGCCTAAAAACGAGTAAAAACGATGCCCGAAATAGTATATACCGTCAAAGTTGTTTTAGACCCATCATCAGAAAAGATTGTCGGTAAAGCTATTGATGAAGGATTAGAAAAGGGCGTAAAGGACGCAGCCGCAGCTATAGAAAAAGCTACGGGTAAACAGGTTACTTTTAATAAGGTAATAGAGGATGGTAACCAAGAAATAAAAGAAAGGAACAACCTATTAAAAGCCAATGTAACTAATGTTGCAAGCGCAAATGCTCAGGCTAGAAACTATGATAATACCCTCAAGAGGCTTATAACTGATGAAAAAACAGATATAGCAACATTAAGGAAAAAGGCAGAACAACATAAAAGATTCATACCTGTATTAGAAGAAAGTATAGCTGAAATGAGGGCATATGGCGCTGCCACTGAAATGAGCGAGCAAGAGTCTATAAAGTACAATAATACTCTTTCTAGGGCTGAGCGCACATTAAGAACCATGATGTCCACCAACATCAACCTAAGTAATTCTCTTAAACAAGCAGCTGGAGAGATGGGTGATGTTACGGGTCAAGCTGGCAGATTTAATAAAACAATGTCTGGAGCGAATCAGACATTATTTGGATTTAGTGACCTTATACAAGACTCTAGTCAATTTATGGTTGGTGGCTCATTTAACTTTGCTACGGGTATGCGAGCCATCGGTAACAACATTGGTTTTACCGCAGAGCTATTTGGAAACCTTAATCAAAACGTAGACAGATACAATCAAGCCGTGGCTGACGGAACAATTAAAAATGGTCAGCAAGTAACTACATTTGAAGCCCTAAAAAAATCATTATTAGGTCCTGGCGGAGTCATATTGGCTATTAATCTTGCTGTTACGGTTATAACAGTTTTGACTAACGTCATGGGCAGAAACAAAAAAGCAACAGATGAAGCAAAAGATTCTTTGAGTGATTTTGCATCTGAGGCTGAATTAGCATTTAGTGCATTTGATAAAGTCTCTAAAACACTTGATGTTCAAACTGAGTCTCTTCTTCCTAAATTAACTGATATTATAGAAACAAATATAAATCAATTAAATTTAGAAACAAAAGCTTTAAATGAAGCTAGAAATGCTAGAGCAGAAATAAATGATGAAATAGATAGGACTTTCAGGGTTAGTAAGGTTCAAGAACTTGGGGAGCAAGGTAAGTTAATAGATAATGAAATAAAAAGATTAGAGGAATCTATAGCACTAAGAAAAGAAGAGTCTGGCATATTAGAAAGTGTTAGTGAAGAAACTATTGATGCTATATCAAAGAGAATATCAGAATTCAAAAAAGAAGAGGAGGTCAGAAAGGCTATATTATCACTTTTTGCAGATGAGATACAGGCTGCTGAAGATGCTAAAAAAGCAGCGTTATTTGAAAAAGAATCCTCTGCAGTAGACGTAGAGTCAGCAAAAAGAGAGCTAGATATAATAAATGAAACCGATGAAATTAAAAGAATACAATTAGAGGCAGACCTAGATAGGTTTCAAGTAAGACAGGATTTAGCCGCAAGAAAAAAAGAAATAGAGGAATTAGAATTAGATGAGTTCCAGAAAAAAATATTAATAGAGCAAGCGTTAGAGTTAGAAAAATTAGAATTAGACAAGATTAATTCACAAGAAAGAATAGACATTGCTCAAAAAGAAGCCGATGCTAAACTAGAAATAGAAGAAAGAAATGCCCAGTTATTAAATGAGCTAGAAAAAGAAAAACTAGATATAAGAAAAAAAATAGGACAATCTCTTATAAATGTAGCAAAAGTTGTTGCTGATAAGAGTAGGGGCGTAGCATTAGCATTATTAGCACTAGAAAAAGGAAAGGCTATTTCTGAAGTTGTTGTGACTGCGCAACAAAGAATATTTGAGGCAAGAGCTAAAGCAAGAGTAGAGTTAGCAAAAGGAAATATTGCAGGTCAAGCATTGGCGTTAAGTCAAGTGCCTGTTATTAAGGCTAATGCAGCAGCCACTATTGCTGCTATCACAGCCCAAGGTTTAAAACAAGGAAAACAATTAGGAGGTGGAAGTTCAGGTGGAGGTGGAGGTGGCGCAGGAGCGAAAGGATACACTCCCCAAGAACAAAAAAGAGGATTTTTCGAAACGGATTATAGGTTATCCTCTCAGGACCCATCTATAGAAAGATTTAGTCCAACAAGACCAGAGTCTATGGGAGCTACTATTGTATTACAAGGGTCGTTAGACGAAGAGGTAATGGCATATAAAGTTAAGAGCGGTAACGCAAAAATAGAAAGCGGAACTACATACTTAGGTGATTAAGAATGGGTCAGCTACAAGCCAGCTCAAATAAAGTAACTCTACGCTCAGTAGATATAGACGTAGACTTTATTATACGTAACACGAGTGCATCTGAAACGGTGCAATACGAGATATGCGATTTAGGTAAGTTTACCTATGACTTTGCGGTTACTACCGATGTAGATAACATTGATAAGATAGGCATAAGGGCTGGTTCTATAAGCATATCTTTTTTTGATAATGTAGACGCTACTAGCTACAAAAGTATTTACGATGCGTACTTTGATACTACAGACCCACAAACCGAGCTTACCACCAATATAAACATATACAATCCATCTGGGGCTGGTAGTGCTGATGTAATAAAATGTAGGTTCAATAATCAAGATATTAGCTATGATATTAATCAAAGAAAAACTACGATAAACTTTCAGCCACTTCGACCTAGTGACGTTACTTCGGTAAGTATAGATGATTTAATCACTAATACATCTAAAAACGTATACACAAATACAGCTACTCCTTCTTTAGCTGGTATTGTTGTTCGTGATTTTATTGATGATGCGTTAGATGATATGTTTGGTTCGTCTGGTTCCAATATAGTTGTTACTAATTTTTCTGCTACTGACCCATCTTTTGGAGAGGATGTGTTTTTTGTATTTGACGAAAAACAAGACACAGAAAGTGGTACTCTAAATGTGTTTGAACAATTAGCGAATATAGCTGGCGTAGAGGGTTCTGTATATGGTAATATGCTAGGTAAAAAGGTGTACTTCGCTAGAAATATTACGGGCGGTCAAACAGTTACAATGAATGAGTCTGATTTTAAATCATTAAAACTACAAAATCCTGAAAAAAGTAAGTATAGCCAATTAAAAGTAACACATGGTAACCTTAATTCAGAATCAACGTCATCTGCTATAAACCCAGACGCTGATAAAACTGCTAATTTCTCATTTAGAAAAGGAAATGTAGATAGACGAGATGTTGCAGCGGATGGTCCTATTCTTTATAGCTATGGAACCACATCTCTTTTCACGAATGCCGCTGCGGTTTTTGGTGTTGCGTCCTACGAAAAGGTCTTACTAGACACACAGATACCAACTCTTAGTGGAACGTTTTTTGGCGCTAACAAAGTGCTACCTCATCAATGTATGGTCATATCTTTTGCGGATAATAATATTGGGGGCTCACGTCTTATAAAACCAATAGATGGAACATATAGATTTTCTAAATTAACCTACGACCTAGTTAATGACACAGTAGACTTCAACGCCTATAAGATAGCCTAATCATGTCCAAGCTAACAAATATCACAGTTGTTACGGACGCAGGCGGTACTGAGACATTAACCATTCAAAATTACGCTGAGACGGACGAACTCCAGTTCTGGGGGTCAACCTTCGATGAGGCACTAGATGGCTCGTTACGGAGCAATTTTAGGGACTTTAGAAGAACAGTAGAGCTTACCTATAACCTGTGTACAACGGCTGATGACTACAGAAGAATTTGCAACAATATAGCCACTGACTTTATTAATGGTTCTACCTTTATATATATCGGTATTGATACTAGTAGTCTGTTTCGTGTAGTTTTAGAGGATGACTTTGCTCATCGTGTTCAATACGCAAATCAACATGGTTTGTTTGTTCCGAAGATTACGCTCAAAGCATTTGACTTGGGTGTGGTCATAACACTAAACTTTGAGGATTGGCGATTTGTAGACGACCCATTAGGCATCGAAGAATATCGAGACTATGGTTTAATAAGCCCTAGTGACCCAGTAACCGTACAATTAGATTATGGCTCTATCTAGTAAAATAAGCTCAATATACATTAGGAAGGCTGGTGGAAGCAGCTGGAGTTACACGATAACTACCAACAACTTTACTAGCGACATAGGTCAGGTAAACTTTGGCTCGGCTTATGATGAGGCTTTAGATGCTAGTCTAAGACAGAATCTTCGTGGCTTTCGGTTTACCTTAGACTTGAATTGGGCTAAACTTTTATCATCAACGTTTGCTGGTAGTGGTGGGGGTGGTAACACAGCCAGTGCCTTCTTACAGGATTTAGTTAGTGCGTTTACTGGTGGAGATTCGTATGTAGAAGTGTCGTTTAGTGGTTCTTTTACTACACTATTTGATGACACTAATGGGGCAACAGCTAACGCTTTTAAGTTTATTTTAGACAGCTCTAGTATTACCACTGCATACACCAATCAAATAGGTCGTGGTTCAGCTAACATTAAGCTGATAGCGCAAGAACTAGCAACAACCATACCAGCAGCACTCCAAGCACCTAGCGTATAATATATGGCAACCGAAGTAAAACGTAGACGAGGCTCAACTTCAGACCACGAAGATTTTATTGGCGCTGTAGGAGAACTTACGGTAGATTTAGATAAAGACACTGTAGTTGTTCATAACGGTCAAGATGAGGGAGGTTTTCCATTACTTCGTGAAGACTTTAGTAATGCTATATTTACTGTACCTGATGCTAGATACCTACTTGAAAGCAATAATCTATCCGACCTTGATAACGTATCCACCGCCAGAGACAACCTAGAACTTGGTGCTAGTGATGATGTAACGTTTAATACGGTAACAGCTGACCTAATTGGAGATGTTACTGGTAACGTTACAGGGGACGTAACAGGCGACCTTACTGGTGCTATTCACGTACAAGGAAAGAATGATACGGGTGGCACATTAACAAAAGGCACACCAGTCTACATATCAGGACAAGTTGCTCAAGGTCAGCAGTTCACGATAGGTGTAGCTGATTCTGATGGTAGTGGCACAATGCCTTCGATTGGAGTTTTATCGGCTGATGTGAATGATAATGCTATGGGTGATATAGTTACTCATGGTAAGTTAATAGGGATAGATACAAGTTCTTTTACAGTAGGCGATGAATTGTTTATCGGCTCTAATGGTACGCTTGTAAATACACCACCAACTGGTGAAAGCAACCTACTTCAGAAAATTGCTAAGGTCATACGAGTTGATGGTAGTAGTGGACAAATTTACATCATGGGTGCAGGTCGTACCAATGCCGTACCTAACCTAGACGAAGGAAAAATATTCGCAGGTGATGCTAACAACCAAGCAGTAACAACTGATGTAATTGATGTTAATATAGCTAGTGGTCTTGTAACTATAAACGATGACCTAACTGTTAATGGTATAGTCATCACCGATGAAATAGATACGACCAGTATTACGTGGAACACAAGCACGCTAGAATGGGATGCTGACCCTAGTGAGAAGTTTAATAACCCAGTATTTATTGGGACGAGTTTAGACGTTGATAACGGTATCAATGCAGACCAACACGTTCATGCAGGAACATACCTAAAAGCAGACACATACTTAGAAGTAGGCACAAGTGCAACGATAGGCACTACACTAGATGTAACTGGAGCAACCACACTAAGCACATTAAATGTAACTGGTAATACTATCATATCGGGAACACTAGATGCTCCTACATTGAACACTGGTCAAGGCGATAATGAGTTATACGCTATGAACCAAGATGTTCAGACTACTGATGGCGTAATCTTTGATACTTTATCGGTTACGAATAATGCTTCGGTAGGTGGCTCGCTTACTTTATCGGGTGAAGCTGACTTTAATAGTACGATGAACCTACAAGGCGATTTGACTACGCAAGCAAACTTAGCAGATGATGGGTATGCTACTGGATGGTCGGGAACGAATTGGCAGATACAAGCAGATGGCTCGGCAGAACTCCAAGAGTTAAGGGTACGTGGAGCGTTACGAGTCTTTGAATTTATAGCAAAACAGATTAGTACGATAGGCGGTTCTGAAATCCTTAGCATCGCACAAGGTAGAGTAGTAAGTGTTGATTCAGACAATGACACTATTACAGTTGAAAACGTAACTGGTACGGCAGGCAATTCATTCAAAGAAAATGACTTATTTATCTGTCAGGTTACCGATATAAATAACGACTTAGAAAGTGGTGGAACTGGTTCTATTGTTAAGTCGGTTCGTGGTGGTGTTCTTGGTGTAGTAGGTAATGATATAGAAGTTTCTATTACTTCGGGCAATCTTACTGACTTAGTTACTGGTGATTTGATTGTTGCCTATGGTAATACATTAGATGCAGATAGGCAGGCTATAATGTATCGTAACGTAGACAGGTCAGAAGATAGCCTTATAATGAGAATGCAAACCGAAGTAAATGGGTTTTCTGATTTACAAAACGAAGCAAATACTAGGGTAGCTTTTGGCGATTTAGGACCAAGACCAAGTAATTCTACTGGATATTCGGGTTTAACTTCTGAAACTTTCGGATTCTTTGCAGGCGATAATTCGGGTGGACATATTCTAGCTACTAGTAGTGGATTATTCTTAAAGGATGGTGGTACTACGCTTGCTCAATTAACGAGCAATACCTTTAAGGTAGGCGGTGATACAAAATATATTGAGTTTGATGGTACGGATTTAGACATACAGACCGACACATTTAATTTAGATACTACAAATCTAGATATAAGCAGTGCGAATGAAAACATAGTCATAGGTACGGGTTCGGCATTAATGACTGTCGGCAAGTTAAGTAGTGTAGAGCAAGGCATAAAAATAGATTCTAATGGAATAACTAATCAGAACTATTGGAAACTAGGTCAAGGCGATGTACTTTTTAAAGTGGGCGATGGTACTAACTTCTTATCATTTAATGAGAATGCAGGTACGTTTGAAATTAAATCAGAAGTATTTGATTTAACGTCTGGTAACCTTAGAATTAAATCAACAGGAACTACGTATCCATCAGATAGTGCTAATACAGAAGTTACCACGTCAGATGTATCTGATTTTAGACTTGCCACATTAGCAAACGGTTTTAACACAAACTCATTAGCTATAAATAATAATAGATGGGTTAAGTTTCAATTTGATTACTCTCAAAGTGTTCCTGCTGGTTCTTTTACTGCTGGTATTACCGTAACACTTGAGGTTAGTACGAATAATTCTACTTTTACTGATTATGGGTTGTTTTCAGATACTAGGATAGATTTTAACACGAATTATTTTGTTGCAGATAACGCAACTGGAAACAGACTTAATGTTGTAGACCAATCTGATAGTACAAAAACTGAATTTAAATTTACCTCTAGCCAAACTGGTTCTTGCACTGGAACAATTACTATGTATTTTTACGTGAACGAAAAAGATACGACTACACACATACGCTTTAATGTCTTAGATTCTTCTGGGGTAACATTAAGTGGAGCTTCGGCTACTGACATAGGAACAAGAGATTATAATCCTGTCACAGAGTTAAATCCAAGTGGCGTATTTACAAGATTAAGCGATTCCCTTATATTGAGTAACGGAAACACTTATATAGATTATTCATTAATAACCTAACATCATGACCAACTTAGAACTCTTAGAAGCGATACAAAACGATTTACGAAAGCTCAACGTCAACTACGAAGCACACGCTATGATTCAGCAAATCATACAAAACTACAAACTTCGTATTGAAAACGACCAACAAAACTAGCTACTTTGAAACTCAAATTAAATTAATCTATGGCAAAACTAGAAGTAACAACCATCGCATCTGGAGCAGCAACGTCTTCAGCAATAGATTTTCAACGGTCAGGTGACCAATTTGAGGTGGGTTCTTTAATCCTAGAAGGAACGTACACGAACACGTCATTTGACGTACAAGTAGAAGTGGATGGAACGTGGTTCGACATATACGATACGTTTGGAAATAAGTATTCGGTAACGGTAGCAACTGGCAAGCATTCATTACCTGCTGATGTGTTTAAAGACGTAAACAAGGTGCGATTGAATGGCTCACAGAACGAAGCAAGCGAAAGAACGGCTAAATTTCTTATTAATAGATATACTAGATTGAGATTACTAGCTTACATATCGCATATCAGATGGGGTGTCTTATCACGCTCCAATCAAATTTGGAATCAATCATCAATGTATTTTGACAAGCATTAAATTATGAATCTATCGGGAACTCAACTAAAAGACACATACGGTAATTTATTAACGATTGGAACTACGGCAGGTTCACCAACTACGGGTGGACTTCAAAACGGTGATGGCTCGTTACTTACTTCGGTTGGGATTGGTACAAATTCGCCTTCTGTTATTTTAGAAGTAAAAGATAATAATCCCCAAATACAACTTACTGATTCAGTTAATGCTTCTGCATATTCAAGAATACTAAATACAGATAGTGGCACTTTATACATTGATGCTGATTTAGGTAATGCAGGAAGTAATAGTGCTATATTGTTTCGTTTAGATGGCGGTAACGAAAAAATGCGTATCGAAGGTGGTGGCGATATATCCTTTCGAGATACTTCCAACAACCAAGCCTTTTATTGGGATGCTAGTGAGGCACGTCTTGGGATTGGTACGGATTCGCCTGATGCTCTTTTGCATATTGAAAGTAATGGAAATTCTGTTATTAGATTAACAGATAATGACGTAACCGTTGAAGATGGAAGTATTGCGGGTAAAATAGAATTTGAAAATAATGATTCTTCAGGTGGACTAAACGCATATATTGCAGGAATTAATGAAGGCGTAGCAGGTGATATTGGATTATCTTTTGCAACTGGTTCGGGTGGTTCAGCAAGCCCACGCATGACCATCGATAGTTCGGGTAACGTAGGGATTGGTACTTCGCCTAGTGAAAAACTTGAAGTTCAAGATGGTTTTATTTCTGTAGGCTCTTCTACAAATACAAGCACAACTAATGCTTTATTATCTGGGTATGGTTACATCCTTTCAGGAACTAAAATTGGAAATACAAGTATAAAATCTACTTATAATAATTCTAATAATTCTGCATCATTAGAGTTTTATACAGACCCAAATGGTTCAACTCCAACAGAACGCCTTCGCATTGATTCAAGCGGTAATACATCTATATATAGTGGCGTATTAAATTTAGGCACTGATTCAGTAGCTTCTAGTCTAAATTGCATTGGGGATGTATTTAATATAGGTGTAGATAGCGATGGTAATACGGGCGGTTCACCTAGTATTAGATTTAACGTTTCGGGTAGCGAAAAAGCACGTATCGACAGTTCAGGCAACGTAGGGATTAATACAACTGGTCCAACATCCCTTGGTGGTGGCGCAAAGTTAACTGTTAACCAAGCGACAGATGGAAACATCGTTTTTGCTAGAGGTGGAAGCACACGTCAGGTTCAGCTTGGAACAACATCAACCACTGGCTATATAAACGCAGATAATACTTCTGGTGGCTTTACATTTAATGTAAACGCCTCAGAACGCATGCGTATTACAAGTGATGGCGATATTGAAATGCCATTAAACTCAGATGCAGTAGGAAGATTTGTTGACAATGTTGGTGAAGTAGGTTCAGGTAATTTTGCACTTCAGGTAACTAACTCTGCTAACAGTGCGTTAAAGCCATTAGGATTTAGAGCAGAAGATATACGCTTCGCAACTGGTTCATCCGAAAAAATGCGCATTCTCTCAGGTGGCGGAATAACCTTCAACGGAGATACGGCAACTGCCAACGCTTTAGACGATTACGAGGAAGGTACTTTTACGCCAAAATTTGTAAGTTCAACAGATTCTAATGATAACGTAACCAATAGTAGAGCAGGCTATTACACTAAAATAGGTGATATTGTTTATATAACCGTTAATTTAATTAGCAACGATTTATCTGGAATTACTGGAACTGACCAAGTAATATTAGACGATTTACCTTTTACGGCAAAAGATACTTCAAGTGGTAATGACCAAGCAGTTACTATTGGGCAGTATAGATTCCTTGCAACCACAGACCATACTGCAATTGTACAAAACGGTACTGACCAAATAGCATTTACAACCGATGGATTTGTAGCGGCAACATATTCATCATTATTTAGTTTTCCTAGTAATACTGGTACATCAATAAAAATTTCAGCAGTTTATAAAACAACATAAACCAACAAGACAATGTTAGAAAAACAAGAATCATATTCAAAAATCGAAGTCCTAGAATCGGGACACGTACAACTTCGCTTAACAACGAAGGTACTAGACGATGGTGAAATTATTTCGCAATCACACCACAGAAGCGTAGTAACTCCATTAGACGATATTACTAGCTTACCACAAAGCGTTCAAGACGTATGCAACGCTTACTGGACTGACGATATTCGCTCAAACTTTAACTCTGACTCAGAATAATGAACTGGAAAATTAACACACTAGAATATACTAACGACTCCGATAAAGGGGTTGTAACGGCACATTGGGATTGCACCCATACCGAAACTGTTGGCGAAGGCGATGACTCTGTGTCATACAGTTCAAGAAGGTACGGTTCTTGCTCTTTTACCCCAGACGCATCATCTGAAGATTACATCGCTTTTGATGACTTAACCGAAGAAATAGTTCTTGGTTGGGTTAAAGCTGAAGTAGGTGAAGAAGATGTGGAGCAATCATTGACCGACCAAATAGAAGCACAAAAGAATCCTTCGACTTTGAAAGGAATGCCTTGGTAGTTATATTTGGGTATAACCATTAACATAAAGCGAGCAAAATTATGACAGCAGAAGAAAGACTAGAGCAGTTAAAAATCCTTGAATCAAAACTTGTGATGGATTTACACGAAACACAATATATGATTAAAGGTTATCAAAGCGCATTAGAAACTAAAGAAGAAAAAGAACCAGAACCAGAGGAGGTATAACCAATCATGCCATCACACTATGGAAAGATGGGTCACAAGGATGACCCTAAAAAGAAAAAGAAAAAGCCAAACGCTCAAAACGGCAGAATGGCTTTTATGAAAAAAACTGGTCGTAGTAAGAAAGGCTAGTTTGTACCCATCTTTGGAAAGTCCTCATAGTAGGGCTTTTCTTTTTTGGTGGCATTAGCGTGTCCATCAATATACCCTTTTATGTATCCTTCCTTAAATGCCTCAGTGGTTGACTTCTCTGAGGCTTCTATTTGCTTCATGCTAGACCCAAATATGAAGCCGATGTAGCCAGTTGTAATAGACAAAGACAAAACTGCTATAATTTCCATAAATTAGCCCTCCTCAGAAATTTTGGCTTCCATATCGACTATTAGGCAAGCGTTCTCGAGCAAAGCCATATCCAAGTATGACTTTACGACTAGACTCGCTCTAAGACGATTTTTGAGGCTCTGACGGCATTTCTTCTTTTTTAGGTGATGAACAGTGGTGTGGTCAGCATAATTTAGTGCATTTCCGATATATTGCTGGGTAAAACCCAATTCGCTCAGGGCAAACACGACAATTTGCTTGGCATCCACGATAAATTGTTTACGTCTCTTAGACATCAAAAGATTTTTAGTGACTCCTGTGTCTTCGCACACTCGGTCAATGATGTAATCTGCTATAACCATTTGTATCCTTTCTGTTTAATTGTGATTGGTTATCCACAATCTACAGAAGTCGAGATATATAGTCAAGCATTTTTTTAACCTGTAGGCGATTGTAGCTTCTTCGCCCAGTAAGCCAGTCTCTTAGTAGGAGATATTTTTTGGGTAGGTCTTTAGAACGATAGTATCTATGTGCGTACCAGTGTGGGTCTGTCTGTACCTCACACCAGAACACCATCGCTGATAGTTCATCTTCGGAGGGCTTACCGTGCCCCTTTGGGGAGAGAAGCTGATAGATTCGTTCCTTGAACTTGTTTGACCACTCCATGCCCATGTAGATGGCAACGTGCTTTGAGAAGTCGACCATTGAGTAGGGACTCTTTTTGACTGCATCCTTAATTTCTTCAAGAGTCATTTTGCCTCTGGTTCAGGCTTCTCTTTTTTGATGGTTTGTATCACACCAATGATGGCTACCATCAATGCAGCAATGGATTCGTACATATCAGGCTGTATGCTAACGCCAATAGCACCAGCTATAGCGGTTACACCTTGATACGTTGAGGGTTCTTTTAGTCGGGATTTTAACCAAGTCCAAGTCATAGTTACGGCTCTTTTGTTAATTAAATATACGGTGAAATCAATAATAGGAACGATACGCTCCCTACTCAATACCTTTTTACGTCTAGTTACTTCGGGCATCTTAGTTTGCTTAACGCCCTTTATTTTACCCTGTGGTACACTACGGTTATCTATGGTAACCGCCTTTATTTTCTTTCGCCCTTGTATTGCCATTTTCCGTCCTCGTCTACTTCGAATTCGTGGTATCTGTCGCCTTTATGGTCACAGTGTATAAACTTCTGCTCTGGGTAGTAACAGATGCGCTTGTAGTCGGACGCTCTAAGCTCTTCCAAGAGTAGCTCCATGTTAGCGCACGTGTAATCTACGGCTCCTAGACCAGTAAATGTATGTTCGCTAGTTCCGCTTCTGCCGTGCGACAATTCCCAATCTTTCGAGCGATACCCACTGTTCTGGGATACTTGTATGGGTTGACCTATCTTGTGGCGTATAGGGTTAATTATGGGCTTGTGGTGCTTCTCTATTTTATCTACTACGTGAATAGGAACACCCACCATCACTCTATCCACTAGAAATTCTTTAATGCTAAAATAATCGTAGTACATACGTATTTTGTTAGTTAAATGATAAAATCTAGGTAGTTACCATCAAAATATCAATACCAATAAAAAACCCCACTGATTAGGTGGGGCTTAAATGGATAAATCTAACTAACCTCAACAAGAGATATATGTAATATAATAAAACTATACCAATAAAAAAAGGGACATTGCTCGCACAAGTCCCCTTCTCAAAATATCATCAAAACGACTAACTAACACAATTAACAGGTTAGAATAAAAATAAATCAGTCTTGATTGGTATCAGGATTTTCCTGAAAAAGAATGGGAGCTGTCACACCCTCCATTCATAAGGAATACTAATGAAAATACACTATCAGAATAGTTTCTCTATTATGTAGCGTAGAATCGGGTCTTTATCAAAAGGGCAGTGCTGCCTCAACCGCTGCTGCTGGAGCATCGGCATCTTCCCGTTCTGCTACTGTCACGGCTCCTTCGGTGTACACTACACGTCCGTTGCCTAAATATACTTTTGAGTCTCCTGCCTCTCGCTGTTCCTTCGATTGGCTTAATGCAATACTAGCATTGTTTCCAAATCTAGTCTCATCATTAATGAATACGGTAACATTGGCGTATGTGCCTTTTTTACCTACCACTAACGATTCTTTTGGGATTTTTGTTACGTCTATTGAAGCGTTTATAATTGTCGCCATTTTTCTTTGATTAAGTTATAGTTGAAGTTTAAATATAGATGAGTGAGTGAAGAAAGTCAATAACTAAATTTTTAGTCCTAGGTCTTTGTGGTGCAGTAGTTTGATGCGTTCATGTGTGAGCTGTCCTCGCCTGCTCTTCACAACCTTAACGAACACACTCTCATAGGAGTGAACGTCACCATCTCTCCACCCCTTAACCTTGAGGTCACCAAACCCATCCATGAGGATAAGGGACTCAACCATGTTGGGTCGGAACACTGAGGTCATACAATGAGCCACGTTCTTAATGACTTGCGCCCATTGAGCGTCCTTATACTTAGGCTCTAGTTGCCATCCTGAACGATTATATTCAGAGATAGTCACTTGGCTAGGCACGATGACCAACACGTTGAGTTCTTTGGCTATCTGCTTTAGTATTTTAGTTACATAGTTAATCTCTAAGGTTCTTGAGTCGAACCTGCCCTGAGCATACACTTCTTGCACGTAGTCAATAACCACGAAGTCAAGACCACCCTCAATTTTTGCTAGACGGCACAGACGCTTAATTTCGTCTATGTCATCGGTGTTGTCTACGATGCGCACGTTATCAGCGTGAGCTACTGCTTGTAGGGCTAACTGGGTAGCCGTGTTCACGTCATAATCCTCCATTTGAAACCACAGACCCTGATAGCCTTGTACCGCCAACCTAGAAGCTAGGAACGTTGACCATTGGGTCTTTCCATGCCCTGAATCGGCTAGTATCACGTTTATATCGCCCTTGTGTAGACCCACGTGCTGATAGAGTTGCTCATCTACCTTTGGTTCACCCGTGATTAGCTTCTCCTTCTTGGGCTGGGATTCTTCTCGCTCGAAGATTTGTGTTGGGGTTAGCGCATCTACTGGGGTAGCTTCGTCCAGTTCGCCACTGAGCTTATCTATCTGCATCATTAGTTCGTCCATTGTTGTGGACGGATTATGAGCGAGCTGGGTAGCCTCGGTCAGGGACTTGGTTAGCCTTCGCCTATCAGCCGTGTCCTTCAGGATACGAGAGTACCCCTTAATGTCGTGCTCAGAGGTGCGTTGGTGCATCTGAAGCTCAAGTAGATAATCACAGCTATAATTATCCAGCCTAGCCGCTAAGGTGTCCTCATTGAACAGGATGCCTTGTGCGTGTTGCTCGCACGCTTCTAAGTAAATGGGGTGCAGGTTAGGGAAGTGGGTAGCGTCCGTTACATTGAATATAAGGTCTCTGTATTCTTTGTTAGCAATGAGCGTACCAACCAGCACTTCCTCTAAGTGCCTTTGGTCTAATTGGCTCATAGCAACTCAACGGCTTTGCTGCGCCCGTAAGCGGTGATACTATAAAGGGCAGGATGCTTGTCCTCAGACGTTATAATACCTGCTTGTATCATGCTACATATCGTTGAAAAGGTAGTCCAATAAATGTCGTGTGTACCCTGCGTCATTAAGGGTTCTATGTCCGCATACGTGACCTGACCCTTTTCGTTAATTAGTTTTAGTATGGACAGTTCGTTCTTAGTCATTTTTCTTCTCATTAGTTTTTCTTAAATCTCTTTTAGTTACGGTTCCATTTTTGTTGAATGTGTGAGTGACCCATCCTTTACGGTCATACCACGTCATCGCAAGCACCCTAATATATTTACCAGCAAACTTCTTAGCAAAACGAATATACGATTTTTGTGTGGGTGGTCGGTTCGTCTTGATTTGCACGAGCCAAACGTTACTCCCATCCATGGCTATAATATCGAATCCATCGAACTTGGTATCAGAATGATTACATTCCTCAAGCCAACACTTTGTGCAGAGTCCAGCGAATAAGTCTTTGGATTTTCGGAAGCGCCCTCCCAGCTCTACCTCATCCACTATCATCCCTTTCTCGTGGAAGAAGGCTATGGCTTTAGTGACGGTTCTGCGACCTTTTGCTTTGGACATCAGCTAGAATAATCGTTGCTAATATAATAATCGTTGCTATCAACATAGTTTCCTTCTCGGTCTAATTTTATTAGGGTGTGATTAATTTTTGGTAGGCTCGTGTTAGGTAGGAGCCACCCAGCTGCGTTACCCTCCACTGAGTTTCCAGTTGTGGGAATGTCTACGTTCTCGCACAAGAAATTTCTAAGTTCTCTTGTCTTGAACACATATAAGCGGTACGTGTTGTCGGGCATCAAGAAAAAGTACGCATACTTATCTGACTTGGTCTTGAAGATACCACTAGGCTCGAACTGTTTGGTATTAAACATCTCAATGTAGAAGTTAAATCCCTTCTTGTTCTTGAGAAACATACCCGTTACGTCTAGCTTTACCTCTACCAAAACCGTTCTGCCTTCAAGTGTTATCGCCTTTATGTCCCAATCTGGAAATCGTTTAGGAGGGGCGGAGAAACACTCATAGCCTAGCTTGGTTAGATAGCTAGTCAAGAGTGCCTCGCCCTTTTCGCCATTCTTATTTAGCACGTTTGAAGTCCTCCGACTCATCTTCGCTAAACACACCCTCTGAGTAGAACCCAGTGATTTGTAGAACGGCTCTCGCTTTTGCTCGCTTTTCAGCGGTCTCTACTGGATAGTGGGGTAATACACCGCCAGCTTTCTTAGTTTTTACAGGGACAGTTGTAGTGGTTAGCCGTGCCATAAGACTCTACGGTATATACCTCACCATTAGCATCTAATTTTTCGGCAATAGCCTTAATACAACAGTTCTCTTGTCCGTCAGGTTAGTTCGGGCACAACCTCATAGGTTACCGTAATCTTATCGTGCGCCATTATCTTCTCTACCCCAGTTCGGGTAATGATAATGAACCCTTGGTACGGGTGCTTGAAGAAGTCCTTGCCAGTAAGTTTGTACCTTTCGGCAAGCGTTTTTAGTGTGTTTTGTTCTGTGCTCATAATAGTGTAATTGTATTAGTATTAGGTAAGCCCATCTCGGCTTGTTTTGGGTCATTTTTCCACTCACCGATGCGATACTTAATCACATTCAGCTCCTTGAGTGCGTTCATCTGTGTTTCGGGGTTTAGCCCATATACCGCTGTATTATAGGGGTATTGCTTCTCTATTGCAACGAAATAGAAATCATCCACTAGGATGCCCATTACATCGCAATAGAACGCTGCTTGTAGGTCATATCGGTACTTCCAAAAGTCCGAGCGAAAAGATTTTTCACTAGCGTCCCTACATGACTTCCAATCTATGATAGCCATTGGCTCCTCGTTTCGGACGAGTAATCGGTCAGGTCTGACACGATACTTTAGTCCGTGCATATCTTCCTCATCAGTCAGGAACGAATACTCATCCCACGAATCTGATGGGTCATACATATTGTATATCTCCTTCACCGCAGGGTTATCGTTCATGGACTGATACATATATTGGATGGTATACATATCATTCTCTGATATAGACACTTGATTTTCGCCAAGAGAGCACTCAAAGTCCTTCTTATGGGTCTTATAGTCCTTAGTCATTGTGGGGCTCGTAATGTCGGGTCTCCTCTCAAGGATTTTTGCTATTATCTCGGAGTCCTTGAACACTTTGAATCGTTTGTGGAATGCTTGCCCATCCTCAAAATAGGTGTGCATAGCATCACCAAACAGTAGCGCTTGGCTCGGCTCAATGGGTTGTAGCGCCTTAGCAATTGAGTGCTTAGCCACACTCTTCACGAATGAACTAGATATATAGTCCTTTAGTGCGTGGTAATCATTGTTGGACATATCACTATAAGTCTTCATCATGTACCTCCTGAGGGAATTTGTTTATGGATAGGGCTGGCTTTTCGAAGCCACTTAGAAATCCCTCTATCTTGAATAGAAGTTCTTCTGCTTCTTCTGACATCATTGTTTCGGGCATCTTAGTAAAATCTGATGGGGTTTCACCATCATCATAAAACACCTCATGAAATGAGTACATTTTTTGTTTGCCTGAATTATCAAGCATCAATCGGTAGTCCCAAGCTGGTTTCATCCTGTATTCCTCCTTTTAATTGTTGTTGGTTTGATTTAGCCGAGTGTAGGCACACCTCAAATGCCCTTATGTAGGCACGTGTATACTCATCGGGGTTAGGTAGAGAGCGCAAACCTGATAGGAATGCGTTCATAAATTGTATGTGTTCTTCCATTGTGTGTATCCTTTGTGATTCTTGATTGTGGATAAATTTATAAAAAAGTATTGAGTATCCAAAATTATTTTTATATTCGGGTAAACAAATAAGGAAAACTATGCTAGAAGTACCCAACCACACACAAATACCCAATGTAATAATTGACCAGCATATGTCTGAGTTGTCCCACGCTCAGTTCAAGGTGCTGATGGCTATATGCCGAAAGACCATTGGTTGGCACAAGCAGTCGGATTATATAAGCATATCCCAAATAGTGGAGCTAACTGGGGTGTCTAACAAGACCGTAGTGGGAGCCATCAAGCAACTCGAAAAGAAGGGGTTCATTGTGACCCAAAAGACTAAGCACGCTACCACCCTTATCACTATCAACTATGAGGTAACTAGTGTAGTGAGTACACAGGGTAGTGTAATGGTTACACCACCTAGTGTAGTGAGTACACCACTTAGTAGTGTAGTGAGTACACACACAAAAGAAACTATAAATAAAGAAGAAGAGGAACAATGTAGCATACCCACCCTTGATGATGTTATAAAATATTTTGACGGGAATGGGTACACTACGGATAGTGCTAAGAAGATGTATAATTATTATCAGGCATCTGTTAAGGGTAGCAGGCAGAAGTATTGGAAGGATAGTAGGGGTAACCTAGTTAGGAGCTGGAGGCAGAAGGCTCAATCTGTTTGGTTTAAGCCTGAGAACAAGAAGAAGGGTGAGGATAGCTGGGAGTCTCAGGGATTTTCACCAGTGGTTATCAGGTAAGGATTTCTGCCTAGGGATTTTTACTGTAGATTTCTACTGTGGGTTAATAATATAATATCCTAAATGTAAAAGAATGTAAATCAGGGTAAAAATTGCATTTATTTAATAAAAATGTTGTTTTGCCAATTGCATATATCCGAAACTCTTTGTAGCTTATCCTTCGAACATTAACAATAAAGGAATACTATGGAAACAAATGAACTGACGGATGAACTAATTGACCAAGCAAGGGAACAATTAGAAACGGGAACACCATTAGATATGGCAGTAAGTGCTTTATTTGAGGGTATGCACGATGTATTAGAAGAAATATCTAATAATCTAAATGTCGATAGGGGTGAATTATGTGATGCTCTATTCGATGAGTATAATGATATGTTTATTGTACATACTACCTAATAATAATTAATAAGGAATACCACTATGAAACAAGTTGAACTAATGGGATTATACCAAAGGATAACTGAATATGAAACGGAGGAGCACAGCCTTGATTGGCTAGTGCAGTTCTTTGCTGACCTGATAGCTACGGGATTAGCTTGGCAGTTGCAGGGTCACTATGGGAGGGAGGCTAAGCGATATATTCAGAATGGCTTAGTCACACCTCAGGGTGACGTAAATTGGGATGTATACGAAGAATACTTTGAACTATAAATAATGAGGAATACAAATATGATATTTAAAGAATTAAATGGAAAGATGATAGATAGGGTAGAAAGAGTCCCAAAATCACAATGTGATGATATGATGTGGTATAAGAAACCCGTAATGATTGTATTCACAGACGGAACCTTTATGATACCCGTGTGTGATGATGAGTGTAATGACGGTGGGTCTATACTCTACCATAATTCAAAAAATGATGAATCAACAATAATTTATACGGATTAATACAATGGATAGAAGAATCATAAATACCTATGTAAGAAAAATGGCAACCAAAGACATTGACCAATTAGTTAATGTGCTACACATTGCCCTAAACGGAAACCCGCAACAAAGCAAGGCACTAATGCTAAGCGTATTATTGGAGGAACCAAAATGAATGAAGAACTAACATTTATTTCAAGTCACGGAACATTAGTAGTGGACGGTAATGGAACTATCAATAATGAATTATCGGATTTGTCCGATTGGCTTAATGATATTGGTAAGGTAGATGTTGAAGAGTTAGATAATTATTGTCGTCTTTCAAGTGTATATCCAATAGACGGTGGAGATGTTTTAGACTTTGCTTATTGGGATAAGCAAGGTGTATACATTGAACCCGATAGGGAATGGAGGGAAAGATGTTTTCATAACATTGTCTTTACTGAAAAGAAGAATAACAAGCTTATTGAAGAGGCTTATGATTGGATTAAACAAAATAGAGGAATAAACAAATGAAAGATAAAACAATAACACTACCTAATGGTCAATATATCTACATTAAATTCGAAGATTGGGGTTTAGTGTACGATAGATTCGACACTAACGATGAACATATAGAATCCTATGGATATGATAAATGGGAGGAAACAAAATGAACCAAATCAAATATCTAAAGAGAAAGTATGGAACTAAGAATAAGTTCCTAAGTAAGGTAACAGGTATATCAGAGCCTAGGCTATCTAGACTATCAAAGCTAGATAATCATGAGTACATTGCTAAGGTGTACGCTGATGAATACATAAAACTAAATAAGATAATAGAAGCTGAATAAATTTCTACGGAGGGTGGCTCTAGATTTCTACCCACCCCTCCTTTAGATTTTTACTGACCCTTACACAATAGATTTTTACCTACCCTTAAAATATATATTTATCTGTACCTAGAAATATATCTTTACCTAATATTATATTATATACTAAAATATATATATACCTAATATTATACTATAAATATACCTATACAATTTTACATTCTTTTACAAATTGCATATTTCAAATTTCATATATTGGATACGTTAATTTAAACTAAAGTAATACATAATGAAAAATAGAGATAGGTACTTAGTAGATAAAGAAAGATATGATTTTAAATATCATGAACTAAATGATGAACTACATCATGAACATGATTATCATCATGAGAAACTTATGGCAGAAATATATAGGAACCGTATCAATAATGAACTAAAAAAAATAGGTAAAGGAAATGAAAAAACTAAGTAATTATAAGTTAAAAAAGTATAGAAATAATCTAGTTGATATTCTAGATAGAACACCTAAAGATACTTTTAATGAAGCTAAACTTTGGTATTATAGGGAAAATGAATGGCTTAATAAAGTAGCTGATTATTACGATAAAGAAGCTGAAAATATAGCCATGATTACAGCTAGATTATCGGTTCGAAATAAATGGGTTCGTAATAAAATAGATACCCAAAAGATATGTATATCTAAAAAATGGAATATACCTAGATATAAAATAAAAATATGCACACCTAGTATAAATAAAAATAAAGCTTATGATATATACGAATATCAATCGTAATAAATAGAGATGCTTTAAAAATATATAGTTTCTATAATAATCTATTATTAAATGATAAGTACGTTACAATAGATGTTTGGCAAAAAAGAGCCTCTATTAAACAAATATAATGTAGACTCTTTTAAACCTAATAAAGTAGAATATAAACAACTTGAAGATTTACATATATCTTTAGCTGAAGATTATAATCTAAAAGGATTTGAACTTCAATCTATAATTTGGACACAAAAAAGAAATGAACACTATGGAATATAATAACCTATATATAAAACTAATAGAACATAAGATAAAACAATATAAACTATCTTAGATACTGACATAGAAAAAACTAGATTAAATAGATTAGTAAAAATGAGTAATGATAGATTATATAAAAGTATATATTTATACGAGTATAAAATATTATGTGAATACTTCAACGATAAATTTTTAGATAGCCTATAGATTTTTATGTATCCTAGATTTCTATATATCCTATAAATTTTTATGTACCTTTAAATTTTTATATACCCTAAATTTTTATATACCCTAAAGTAGAAATATAAATATAAATAGAAATATATCTTGAAATATAAATATATATTTACCTAGAAATAAAAATATACTTAGAAATATATATATACCTAATATTAGAATATACACTAAAGTAGGAATATATATTATATTAGAATATACCTTAAAATATATATATACCTAGAAATAGAAATATATATTATAATATACTAGAAACTAATATTAGATTAATTATTATACGAAAAAATAATATTTGCATATATCAAAAATGTATTTATTAATACTGTTAAAATGTGTTTACATTCTTTTACAAAATATATTTTGCATATTTGAAATATATGTTATATCTTTCTTTCAGTTACTTAAGTAACTACTTAACACTTAATTAAATGAATACTAAAATGACTACTAAAGAATACACTATTAAAGCAGCTGAATTAAAATCTAAAATAGAAAGCCTACGCAATATTTTAGGTAAAGTAAACATACCGCCTATATCTATAGACGATGATGGAAACGAAAGAATATACAGCTTTCAAAATGATTATATGTACGAAAGTACCGTAACCCTAAAGACTGTTAAATCTGAGATGTACGACGTGTCTAGAGATTGTGAAAAGCTTGCCATATCATTTATGGAAATGAGATTAGACCTAGAAGCTAAAGAATGTGAAAAGCTACTAGAAAGCCTTTAATCAACTAAAGGGAACCTATATACGGGTTCCCTACTTTTAAGCCCTTAGAACTAAAATTTGATACCTTAAAATGAATATTATGGATACCTATAACGGATATAAAAATAAAGATACGTGGCAAGCTATGTTATATATAAATAATAATGATATAATATATAAAACTATATACAATATGATAGATTCTAATATTATAAAGGATATTATATGTACCTATATATACTCTCAATTAGAAACCGATATAAAAGAAAATGATTTATCTATTGATGTAAAAAATATATGTTATAATGATATATGTGAACATATATATTTAGATGTAGTTACTAATAATAAAATATATAATTAAAATGAAATATATATTATACTCTTTACTGATTAGCTTAATGATATTATTTAGTATAGAAACCTATACTTTAAAATATACTTTTATTCATGCTTTTATTATATGTATAAATATACTTGCGATATATTTAGTAGACAAAAAAACTAATATACTAATAACTAGAAACTAAAAATATGTTAAGCCTTTACATTCTACTGTATGTTATAATATATATTATGATATACTTTAGAGTGTAACAGGGGCTATATATTAAAATGTACGCCAGATGGTTGCTGCCACCAATCCCCCCGCACAAATCAAATTTTCACCAAATGGTGTCAATGAAGGATTTTTACCTAATACGCTTGCATTTAGAAGGATTTTTACCTATAGTCTGTAAACTACAATAAATTTCTACGTAATGACGTGGCACAAGAAGTCGAAGATTGAGTCAAAAGAGGAGCTGATGGAGGAGATTAAGGTGGTAATCGAGTGCTTGCACGGAATACCATCAATGTCTGATAAGCTGCCTAATTATATATATAACCGCATAGAATCCATTATAGAGTATGTCAAAGAAAAAGGCTGGGACTAACGAGTTTAGCCCTGAAGAAAAGGTCGCTATTCTAAGGGAGATTGAGGTGATGGGTAACGTGTCAAAGGTTGCCGAGAAGTGGGGCGTGTCAAGGCAAGCCATTTACAACTGGAAGGCTCAGAGAAAGAACCTTGATGAGGAGATAATAATAAGGGAGCAAGCTAAGGACGTTGTAACACGCTCAAAATTCGACCCAGAGCTCCTAAAAGACCTTGAGCAGTACCGTAACACTCTTCAGTTCATTGGGACGCTAGAGGAGCGAAAAGAGAAGATGTCGGCTAAAGTAGAGTTCATGCTCATTAAGATTACGACTCTATTAGAGAACCATCCTGACCTAGATGAGATTCACCCGAAGGACTTGAGCAAGATAATGAAGGATTTGCATGATGTGCGTAAAGAGCTGAGTAATGAGCCGACCATTATTATTGAGTATAAGAACAAGCTGAGGGAACAGACCCTTCAGGTTCTTCAGGACTTCTTAGACCTAGACCAGCTTAAAGAGTTTGCTAGTAGGATGGAAGCTATCGAAGCGGACTACGAGGTTTTATGAAAAAGTTAGTACCGATGTGCATTGTCGTATTGACCGAGTTTATAGGGTGCTTTATCTTAGGCGCATCCTGTAACTCCTTAACGACAGACCCATCGACAATCTGCAACTCAATCTGTTCTTAATGAAGATGAAGTTATTACGCCTACGTCAGGTATGGATGTACTCTGACAATCAACCAACGGAGATTATCCTTGCGCTGGCTAATATCTTTATGGTTCCATTTGCTTTGAGCATGGAGGTTGGCACTGGTTTGTTTCTTTCTTTGATACCTGCTGTGTCGGGTATCCATCAAATAATTTGCGTGGCTTCTGACGAGATAGATTGTAGAGTGCGAGCCTCTATGATTTGTCTAGGTGTGTACCTAGCGTCAGCGGTTATGTATCTTGTAACTATAGGCTTCCCTAGTCCAACACACTACGGGTGGTTCTTATTTATAATAGCTGCTTTCGGTAGTATGTCCAGATTATCGAGAGAAAAAATATATAAAAACAAAAATGGATAACATCACGCAAATTGTTATTACGCTCGCAACCGTACTAGGCTCCGCTGGGGTCTGGAAGTTCTTTGAAGCTAGGCTTAAAATAAAGGCTGAGCAAAGAGAAAACGAAACCAATAATAGCGACACGATTCAGTATCGTGACGACCTAAAGAACAGGGTTCGTAACCTCGAGAACTTATTAGAAGATTCATCTGATGAAAAGGATGAGTTGCGAAGTCAAATATTAAAGCTAACAGAGGAAGTATCTGCGTTAAGGATTAAAGTCGAATTCTTGGAGAAAGAGAATGAACGGCTCAAACTCAAATAACATTAAACGCTACATATTTCCTGAAATGAAAGAAAACTTTATACCTAAGCCCGTACCCCTAAAAAACAAAGCACGAGTATTTAAATGCGTGGGGCAAGTATCTACTGGTAAGCGGTGCGAGGTGCAGTGCACACTGTGCAAACGAGCTTATGAGCCAAAAACCAAAAAAGAATAATTGGTCAGACTTATTAGTCAACATAGTAGGACACGAGCCACCTCCTGACTCGTTAGACCTACGCAATTCTTTTATTGAAAACTGTTTAGCTGACCAAGATGGGTTCAAGGTTACCCAAGCCCAGATTCATCACACGATGCAGAAGGGTATCTATGACTGGGAGCAACAAGCCTTGTCCATGAACGCCCGTCTCAATGGGTTGATTCGTGCACCCTACAACACAGGAAAGTCCCAGCAAGTCCCCATTGGCTTGTCAGCGTATATGACCACTCGAAAGCACGAGCTAGAAACGCTTATAGTATCTGCTGACGGTGGTATCTCAACCAAGAGGATATTATCCCTAAGAGCCTTGTTTCAGAGTGATATGTACCGCTACTGGTGCAGAGAACACAACTTCAACCCTGTTGAGTTTGACAGAACCGACACAGGTTCAACGCAGCGCATCATCGTTAAGAGCCGTAACCGTACTGGTAACCCTACCTATGAGGCGTATGCCGTACTAACCCAAACTACGGGACAACGTGCTGGTGTCCTAATTCTTGATGACGTGTGTAACGATGAAGATAGAATATCTACGGCTCGTAGGGAAACGGTATGGAATAAAGTATCGAACACTTGGATTAAGCGTGTACACGACAAAGGTATTGTTTTAAGCGTGTGTACACCATACCATCCTAATGACGCTAACAGCAGACTTATGAAGTCAGGTATCTTCAACGTACTACAAATATCGGTAAAAGAAGATAAGACTGGTTACATGGTTGAGGAGTGGAATAACTTTGAAAAGTAAAACGTGTAATACGTGTCACATCTCTAAACCATTATCTGAGTTTAACAGGGACAATCACGCATCGGATGGTCGCAGGAGTCGTTGCAGTAAGTGTCGAAACAAATCACGAAGAGAAACAGAAAAGAAAAAATATATCTACAAAGTATTTAGAGGGATGGTGTACTGCGTTGAATGTGAAGGTTTTTATAAGATAGGGGTAACATCGTATGGTATTCGTAAACGACTTCAATCAATAC